TACCAATATCTGTTAATTACCCGTTTTTCTTTAAGCCGATTCAGGATGGTATGGATCGACCAAAAAGCGAACTTGCATATAGGGTCCCGGCTCAAAAGTTTACTCGTAAGAAACTTCAAGCGAATGAACAAATTGAAGAGATTGTAGGTTTAGATACAACAATTGATTGGAAAAACACCGGTGATAATAGTTATGATGGAGAAAAACTTAATTTGTTAGTACATGATGAAAGTGGAAAGTGGGAAAGACCAGATAATATTTTAAACAACTGGAGAGTAACAAAAACATGTTTACGATTAGGTAGTAGAGTTATTGGTAAGTGTATGATGGGAAGTACATCAAACGCGTTAGATAAAGGTGGTGATAATTTTAAGAAGATATATAAAGATTCTGACGTAACAAAAAGAAATAAAAATGGACAAACTAAATCTGGCTTATATAGTTTGTTTATACCAATGGAGTGGAATTACGAGGGGTTTATGGATAAATATGGTATGCCAGTATTTAACACGCCAGAAAATGAGATATATGATCATTATAATGACTTGATAGACACTGGCGTTATAGATCATTGGGAAAACGAAGTAGACGGTTTAAAAAATGATCCAGATGCTTTAAATGAGTTTTACAGACAATTTCCAAGAACTGAAGAACACGCGTTTAGAGATGAAACCAAAAATAGTATATTTAATCTTGCTAAAATATATGAGCAGATAGATTTTAATGAAGAATCAAACAACTTATCTCAAATTACTAAAGGTAATTTTCAGTGGGTTAATGGCATTAAAGACACTAAAGTTATATTTTATCCTGATTTAAATGGTAGATTTAATTTAAGTTGGGTTCCACCTGGAAATATACAAAACAATATTGTTATTAAAAATGGTATTAAATATCCAGGTAACGAACACATGGGTGCTTTTGGTTGTGATAGTTATGATATATCTGGAACAGTCGATGGTCAAGGATCTAAAGGTTCTTTACATGGCTTAACTAAATTTAGCATGGAAAATTGTCCACCAAACCAATTTTTCTTAGAGTATATAGCTAGACCACAAACCGCTGAAATGTTTTTTGAAGATGTTTTAATGGCATTAGTATTTTATGGTATGCCGTTATTAGCAGAAAATAATAAACCACGTTTATTATACCATTTAAGAAGAAGAGGTTACAGGGGTTACTCAATGAATAGACCTGATAAAATATGGAATAAACTATCTGTTACTGAAAAAGAAATAGGTGGTATACCAAACTCAAGTGAAGATATTAAACAGGCGCACGCGTCTGCTATTGAAATGTATATACAGGAACACGTTGGTTTTAAAAGCGATCAAACACATGGAAATATGTATTTCAATAAAACTTTAAACGATTGGTCTAGATTTGATATAAATAAAAGAACCAAGTTTGATGCAACAATTAGTTCTGGATTAGCTATAATGGCATGTAATAGGCACTTATATAACCCGAACGCAAAAATAGAAAAAGATAAAGTAAATCTTAATATAGCTAGATATAAAAACACTGGCGTTAGATCACAAATAATAGAGTAAAAAATGATACAAAAAAACAAAAAAAATACCTTTCCAAGTCAATCGGTTAGTGATAGCGAAAAGTCAACTTTAGAGTATGGCTTGCAAGTTGCTAATGCTGTTGAGTCAGAGTGGTTTAAAAAAGACTCTGCTAACGCAAAGTATTTAACAACGCAAGATAATTATCATAAATTAAGATTATATGCAAGAGGTGAACAAGCTATTCAAAAATATAAGGATGAGTTATCAATTAATGGTGACTTAAGCTATTTAAACTTAGACTGGAAACCAGTACCTATTATACCTAAGTTTGTTGATATTGTTGTTAATGGTATTGCAGAAAGAAGTTATGATATTAAAGCATATTCACAAGATCCACATGGGTTAAAGCAAAGAACGGATTATGTATCATCTGTTTTAGAGGATATGCAACTACAAAGTTTAAAGCGTGTTATAATGGAGAAATCTGGTGTTAATACGTTTAGAAATAACCCTTCAAATTTACCAGCAAATGAACAAGAATTATCTTTACATATGCAACTTGATTATAAACAATCAATTGAAATTGCACAAGAAGAAGCTTTAAATAATTTATTTGACTTAAATAAATACGATTTAATTAAAAAAAGAGTAGATTATGATATTGCTGTTTTAGGCATAGCTGCTTTAAAAACATCATTTAATACAGCTGAAGGTATAAAAATTGATTATGTTGATCCATCTAATTTAGTGTATTCTTACACTGAAGATCCATATTTTCAAGATTTATATTACGTGGGTGAAGTAAGAAGAGTTAATATATCAGAGTTAAAAAAGCAATTTCCGAACATGTCACCTGAGTATGTTAAAAAGATTGAGGAATTAGGACAGTCACACAAAATACAAGGTAGAGCATATAATACTCAAGAAAGATATGAGGGTTCTGTTGACGTGTTGTACTTTGAATATAAAACATTTAATCACCAAGTATACAAAATAAAACAAGGTGCTAGTGGTGGTAGTAGAGCTATTGAGAAGCCAAGTGATTTTGCTCCATTAGATCCTGAAAACTTTAGAGTTGCTAGAAGGGCAATTGAGGTGTTATATACTGGTGTTAAAGTAATTGGTATGGATGATATTCTTGAGTGGAAGTTAGCAGAGAATATGACAAGACCAAAATCTGACATTACAAAAGTATCTATGAGCTATAATATTATAGCACCAAGAATGTATAAAGGTAGAGTTGAATCACTAGTGAGTAGGATGATTACTTTTGCTGACATGATTCAATTAACACACTTGAAACTACAACAGGTGTTATCAAGAATGGTACCTGATGGTGTTTACTTAGATGCTGATGGTTTAGCTGAAGTTGATTTGGGTAATGGAACAAATTATAATCCACAAGAAGCACTAAACATGTTCTTCCAAACTGGTAGTATAGTTGGTAGATCAATGACACAGGATGGTGACTTTAATAATGGTAAAGTACCTATACAAGAATTAAGTTCTGGTTCTGGTAATGCTAAAATAGCTAGCTTAATACAATCATATAATTATTATTTACAAATGATAAGAGATGTGACTGGGTTAAATGAAGCAAGAGATGGTAGTTCACCAGACGCTAACGCTTTAGTTGGTGTACAAAAACTCGCGGCAGCAAATAGCAATACAGCAACAAGACACATTTTACAAGGTGGTTTATTTTTAACTTTAAAAACAGCCGAAGCTTTATCACTTAGAATATCAGATGTTTTAGAGTTTTCAAAAACAAGAGAAAACTTTATAAATTCACTTGGTAGATTTAATGTTGGTACTTTAGATGATATTAAGTTTTTACACCTTCATGATTTTGGTGTATTCTTAGAATTAGCGCCAGATGAAGAAGAAAAAGCTATGCTTGAAAATAATATTCAAATGGCACTACAAAAAGAACAAATCAGTTTAGAGGATGCTATTGATGTTAGAGAAATTAGAAATTTAAAATTAGCAAATCAATTGTTAAAATTACGTAGACGTAAAAAGTTTGAGCAAGATAGATTAATACAACAAGAAAATATACAAGCCCAAACACAATCAAACGCGCAAGCAGCTCAAGCGTCAGCACAAGCTGAAATACAAAAACAACAAGGTATAGCTGAAAGTAAAGTACAAGTAAATAAAGCGCAATTAGAGTTTGATATTAAGAAAATGGAAACTGAAGCTATGATTAAAAAAGAGCTAATGCAACATGAGTTTAACATGAATATGCAGTTAAAGCAAATGGAATCAGATGCTATTAAAACAAAAGATACTATGAAGGAAGATCGTAAAGACGAAAGAACTAGAATACAAGCGTCTCAACAATCTGAATTAATAGACCAAAGAAATAACAAAAAACCACCTAAAAAGTTTGAATCAAGAGGTTTTGACAATTTAGATGGTTTTGGCTTAGAGCAATTTGAGCCACGTTAGAATTAACTATTTTATAAAATTATATTATGGCAAAAAAGCAAACAAAAAAAACCAAAGAGGTTGTAGACAAAAATGTCTCTGAAGAAAAAGTAGAGACAAAAAAAGTTGAACAACCTAAAGAAGAAAAAAGTAACAACTTCAAGGAAGATGGTACTTATGTATTAGATTTAAATAAAGAAGAAGATGCCGTTCAAGAGCAAAAAACAGAGAATGTGGATGTGGAAGAATCTCCCGTCCTTAGCGAAGAAGTGGGAGAAAAAGACGAAAAGAAAGAAGAGAAAGTAGAAGAAGAAAACGTTATTGAAGAGGTAACAGATGAAGAAGAATCTAAAGAAGCTACAGAGCAAGTAGAAGAAACTACTACTGTAGAAAACGTAAAAGAAGAAATTAAAGAAAATACTCCAGGAATGGAACTACCAGAAAACATACAAAAAGTTATTGACTTTATGGGTGAGACTGGTGGAACGCTTGAAGACTACGTTAGGCTCAATGCGGATTATTCAAAAGCTGATGATAGTAGTCTTTTAGAAGAGTACTATAGGCAGACAAAACCTCATCTATCTGCTGATGAAAGAAACTTCCTTATGGAAGATAAATTTTCATACAATGAAGATGTTGATGAGCCAACGTCTGTTAAGCGAAAAAAACTTGCTTATAAAGAAGCGGTTGCGGAAGCTAGAAGCCATTTAGAGCAAATGAAAGGTAAATACTATGACGAAATTAAAATGGGTTCAAAGTTACCTCCTGAGCAGCAAAAGGCAATAGATTTCTTTAACCGTTATAATAAAGAGCAAGAAGAGGTTAAAAAACTAACGTTAAAGCAACAGGCACATTTCGACAATAAAACAAACGAAGTCTTTAATAATGAGTTCAAAGGTTTTGAATTTAAAGTTGGTGACAAAAAATATCGTTATAATATCAAGGATGTTGCTGCAAATAAGGAAGCACAAAGTAACGTTGTGAATGTATTTAGTAAATACATTGATAAAGACAACTTATTAAAAGATGCGGGTGGTTATCATAAATCACTATTCGCGGCAAGAAACCCTGATGCTATCGCTAAACACTTTTACGACCAAGGAAAAGCGGACGCAATCAACGAAATCAATAAGAGTTCTAAAAATATAAATATGGACCCTAGACAAGTTGATTCAAGTACAATTGAAACTGGTGGTACAAAATTTAAAGTGGTTAGTGGTGATGATAGTTCGAAACTCAAATTAAAATTGAAAAACTATTAATAAACTTTAAAATTTAAAAATTATGGCAACTGCAAGTTTTGCTGGCCCATTGGCGGACAGCATTGTAACTCCTTCAGCGCAAAAAATGACGACTGCGGGTAGTTACTTAGATTTCAACGTAGCTGGTGGTTGGGCACAACAATATATGCCTGAACTATACGAAGCTGAGGTTGAAAGATATGGAAATAGATCTATTGGATCTTTTCTTAGAACAATTGGAGCTGAAGAAGCTATGGCTTCAGATCAAGTTATTTGGTCAGAACAAGGTAGACTTCATTTAGCTTATCAAGGTAAAGTTAATACTGCAACTGGTCAAGTTACAGCTATTAAAGGTATAGACTCTGGTGCTACTGAAGCTCACGCTGTGAGAAAAGGTGCTACTGTCGTATGTCAAATCAAAACTGGTTCTGACTACAAAGTAGTTAAAGCATACTGTACTGCTGGTATCGAAACAGCTACTAACGCATTAACTTTAAGACCTTATGGTGCTGAGCACTTCGATGATCTTGCTAACATCGCTGTAGATAACACAGCTGATAACATCAAGTTCTTCGTTTATGGTTCAGATTTCGGAAAAGGAACAGCTAATATCACTGAGTCAGTTGAGCCAAATTTCAAAACTTTTGATAACTCTCCAGTTATTATAAAGGATCATTTTGAAATATCAGGTTCTGATACTGCTCAAATTGGTTGGGTTGAAGTTTCTGGTGAAAACGGACAGAATGGTTACCTATGGTATATCAAGTCTGAAGGTGATACTAGAAAAAGATTTGATGATTACTTAGAAATGGTAATGATGGAAGCTGAAAAATCTCACGCTAATGCTGCTGCTGATATTCCTGCTGGTTCAGAAGGATTATTTGCTGCAATAAAAGCAAGAGGTATTGAAGCTACAAATCAATTTGATGACTCAACTGATACTCTAGCGGATTTTGACTTATTGTTAAAAGAGTTAGATGCTCAGGGAGCTATCGAAGAAAACGCTATGTTCTTAGGAAGAGACGCGTCTATTAACATCGATGGTATGTTAGCAAATATTTCTTCAGGATCACAAGGTGGTACTGCTTATGGATTATTCAATAATTCAGAAGACATGGCACTTAATTTAGGTTTCACTGGTTTTAGAAGAGGTTCTTATGACTTCTATAAAACTGACTGGAAATACTTAAATGACGCTTCTACTAGAGGACTTGTAAATACATCAGCTACTGTTGGTGGTGTTGAAGGAGTTTTAGTACCTGCTGGTACAACTTCTGTTTACGATCAATCTATGGGTAGAAACATGAAGAGACCTTTCTTACACGTCAGATACAGAGCTTCTGAAGCTGACAATAGAAAGTTAAAATCTTGGGTTACTGGTTCAGTAGGAGCTGCTACAACTGGTGATGATAAGATGGAAGTACACTATTTATCTGAAAGATGTTTAGTAGTACAAGGAGCTAACAATTTCGTATTGTTTAATAGCTAAAATCTAATATAAAGAGTTAGGTGCTTCGGCACCTAGCACTTTATTTTTAACTTATTTAATTATATTATATTATGAAAAAAGCAAAAGAAACGACTAAAGTAGTCAAAGAACAACCAGCGAAAAAAAGTAACTGGGAAGTAAAAGATAGACTATATGAACTAGTTGGTGATTCAACACCGATTGTACATATAATAAGAAGCAGAAACATGTATTGGTTCGACGAGGAACTTGGTTATGAAAGGGAAATGAAATATTGTAAAAACCAAAGAACAGTTTTTGTTGAAGATATGAAAGGACAACAAAGATTAAGTCATATAGTTTTTAGAGATGGAAGGTTGTTTGTTCCTAAAGAAGAACAAACATTACAAAAGTTGTTATCGTTATATCATCCTGATAGGAATAAAGTCTACGCGGAATTTAATCCTGTTAAAGAAGCTGAAGATGATCTTTCAATATTAGAGTTTGAAATAGAAGCTTTAAATATTGCTAGAGAGATCGACATAGATCAAGCTGAAGCTATATTAAGAACTGATATAGGTAACGCGGTGTCATCAATGACATCAAAAGAAGTAAAACGTGACGTATTATTATTTGCTAAGAATAATCCAACATTATTTTTAGATCTTGTTCAAGATGAAAATATTGAACTAAGAAACGTTGGTATTAAAGCTGTTGAAGGTGGTATAATAAAGCTATCGCCAGATAATAGAACATTTACCTGGGCAAGTAATGATAAAAAACTATTAACAGTACCTTTTGAAGAAAACCCATATTCAGCATTAGCTGCGTGGTTTAAAACAGATGATGGTATGGATGTTTTTAAGTCAGTTGAAAAAAGATTAAAATAATTAATCACTTTATAGAGTAGTCATCTCTATGGGGTGACTACACTATATAAAAAAAGAAATTATGGCCATAAATGTAAACGGAGTATATAAAACTGTATTATCAATTCTTAACAAAGAACAGAGAGGATATATTACACCTGATGAGTTTAACAAGATAAGTAAGCAAGTGCAACTGTCACTATTAGATCAAGCTATCGTAAAATACAATAAAGATATAAACTCAGAAAGCTTTTCTATGAACGCTGAAGGTTACGGCGATATGGTCCAAGGCACACAAGAAAAAATAGACGTTTTTTACAAAGAAAATACTGTTAGTTTAGATAGTACAACTGGAGCAGGTACTTTACCAACAGATATATATAAAATAGTAGAAGTAAAAACTTCAAACACAAACATCGAACAAGTTGATAAAAACAGATGGTCTTACGTTAACTCAACACCAATGTTAACACCAACTTCAGATTTTCCAATATACTACAAAACATCAACACAATTAAACGTATTACCTATTACAACTTCAAATCCAACAGTAACGTATATTAAAGTACCAAAAGATCCTAGATGGGGTTATACTGTAAATTCTACATATGGAACTAACGTTTATGATGATAGATTATACGTTGATGGAGGTTTAATTACTAATTTAACATTAACATTACCAAGTGGTAACGTCACAGCATCAGGAAATGGAACTACAGCTGCTTTAGCTACAGACACATCAGGTAGTGGTACTGGTGCAACTGTTAAAGTTACATCATCATCTGCTAATATAAATAGCGCTACCGTAGTTGCTGCGGGTTCTGGTTATGCTATTGGTGATACAATTACAGTAACAAAAGCGCGTATGGATGCGGATAGTAGTATAGGTACAACGGGTGGTAATTTAGTAATAACGTTAGTTGCGAGTAATATATATAATCATAACACATATGGTTCTTGTGACTTTGAACTACATAAGACTGAAGAACCAAATTTAATATTAGGCATACTTAGTTACGCTGGTGTTACTATAAAAGATCCAGCAATAACACAATTAACAACACAAATAGCGCAAGCTAACGAAATCGTTAAACAACAACAATAATGGGATTACTAGGAACAACAACAAAACAATCATACTATAGTCAAGAACAAACAACATGGTCTACTATGCCAGACGGCGCTGGTGGTAGTGGAACTTTGACATTTAACGTTACAACTGTTTATTTTCCGACAAGACCAACACAGCAAGCTAATATTGCTGTTTTTATTGCTGGTATTGAGATAAACAAAAATACTTACTCATACAATGGAACTTCACCAGGTGACACATCTGCTGATGGTAGTTATAATATTGTTTTTCATAATAGTAATGGTGTTAATGCTGATGTGCAAGCAACAAACGGAGCACCGTTAGCTGGTAAAACATTATTATTTAAAGAAACAGCAAACACTGAAAATTTTGGTAATTATCGATTTATATCACTAAAGGATGTTGTAAATAACTTCATAATAGGATATACAGGTGATGGAAAATTAATTAGAAATACTAAAAAAACAGATATTTTATTTCATGCTAAGCGTGGTATACAAGAGTTTGCTTACGATGTTTCGAGGGTAGAAAAGATACAAGAGGTTGATATTGGACCAAGCTTAAGTATTCCAATGCCACAAGACTATGTTAATTATGTTAAATTAACTTGGGTTGATTCCGCTGGTATTGAACATTTAATATTGCCAGCTAGATATACATCTAAACCGTCTGAGTCAATATTACAGGATGATAACTATGATTATATATTTGATAATGATGGAGACACATTAAAAGGTACCTCTGTTACACATACTAATTTTAAAGATAGTACAGTATCAAATTTAAATAACGCTATCAATGATGATTACTATTATAACACAGAGTATAATAGAGATAGAATATTACATGAAGGAAAAAGATACGGCTTAGAACCAGAATTAGCAAATAGAAACGGTGTTTTTATAATTGATGAAGCAAATGGTACAATCAATTTTAGTAGTGATTTAAAAGAAAAAACAATTGTGTTAAAATATATTTCAGACGGCGTTGGTACTGATGCTGAAATGCAAATACATAAGTTTGCAGAAGAAGCTATGTATAAGCATATTGCTTTAAATATACTATCTACAAAACAAAATGTTCCTGAGTATATTATTAATAGATACCGCAGGGATAAAAGAGCTGCATTAAGAAATGCTAAAATAAGATTATCTAATTTAAAGACAGAAGAGATAAGCGCAGTTATGACGGGTAAGTCTAAGCAAATAAAATAAAAGTTAAATGGCAGAGATAAAAAATACTTTTTTACAGGGTAAAATGAACAAAGACCTTGATAGTAGGGTTTTGCCTAAAGGCGAGTATCGTGAAGCTCAAAACATACTAATCAATGAGTCTGAGGATGGTAATGTTGGAGCTATTGAAAACGTTTTTGGAAATAAAATACCATATACAGATCAAAATAAGTTTTTAATATCAAAAATAACACAATCAACACCTGCGTCTTACCCAGGTTCATCAACAACCAACTACACTTTAACAGGATCTAATGCGTTAATACAAGCTGGGCAAACTGTAAAAGCTTTTAGTGGTACTGATATAGCGCTTGATATACCAGATGATGTCACAGTATCAAGTATTAATGGTGTTAATTTAGTTTTATCAAAAGCTGTAAAGGTATTATCAGGTAATACAATACAGTTTGGATCGTCTAATTTAGAGGTTATAGGTAGTTGTTTAGATTTAAAAAACAAAAGAATTGTATATTTTGTAACAGATTACAATGAAGGTGATGTAGCTATAAGAAGCATGACATACCCTAGTACTACTAACATTTGCCGTATAGTTTTGTATGATACAACAACAGATAGTGTTAATATATTGGTAGAAGGAAATTTTTTAAACTTTAGCAAAAGCCATAGAATAACAGGTGTTAACATTATTGATGATTTGGTGTTTTGGACAGATAATAGAAATCAGCCAAGAAAAATAAATATAGCTAAAGCGTTAACAAGCCCTACGCATTATCAGTATGAAGAACAAATAAGTGTTGCTAAAGTAGCACCTTACATGCCTATACAATTAGTTGACTCAAGTGGTAATTCGGTGTTATCAAGAGATACTAGTATTAAATCAGATTACTTAAGGTTTAATTTTGTGAGATTCTCATATAGATATAAGTTTGAAGATGGTGAATATTCGACAATAGCACCATTCACACAAATATTATTTGAGCCATTAAATAGTGGTGTTGTTGTGGAGAGTGATAATGCTAAAAATGCAACTGGTTCAGGTACAAGTGCTGAAGAGCCAAGGGTAGCAACTAGTAAGCAGAATATTTACAAAAAAACAACTGTAGATATAATGCAAAATAAAATCAATCAAGCTGAGTTAAGGGTTCCGCTACCATCATTAAATGAGCATAAAACATCTTCAGGTACATGGAGTAACGATCTTAAAATTACTAATATTGAGATTTTATCAAAAGAATCAGATGGTCCATCAGTTAAGGTTGTTAAAGATATTAAAGTATCTGGTAGTGGTTTTACTGGATCCATAGAACAATATACAATAAAGCCAAAATTATCTGGAGATACTTATTATAGATATAACTATAAGTTTATGTATCGTTCTGAAAAACCGTTTAAAACGCTACCTGAAGATCAAATAACACGTGTGTATGATCAAGTACCTTTAAGAGCTCAAGCACAAGAAATATCAGGTAATAGACTTATTTATGGTAATTACACAGAACATTATAATTATCCTATAGATTCTAACGGTAATAAAGGTGTTAATTATACTATTAACTCTACCGTTAAATCAGATCACGAACATAACACTGGTGGTAACGTGTTTAACTATGGATTTATACAGTATCTTAACAACCAATATAAATACCACTCTATAAAACAACGTAGAACATATCAAGTAGGTATTGTGTTTTCTGATAGATTTGGTAGACAGTCACCTGTTTTATTATCTACAAACACAGACGCTGATGCTAAAATTAAAGATACTTATACAGTACCAGCAACGACAGCAGATTTATCTCACAACTTTAACAGTTCTAGTTGGAGTTGGTCTACTGAAAGATCTGGTATTATTGGCAAATCATTAGACATAACATTTAGAGATGATGCGATTGCTGCAGCTTCAGATATATTTGAAAAAGCCACGTCAGGAACAGATGTTGGCGCTAATTATAATCCTCATGGTTGGTATTCATGGAGAGTTGTTGTTAAGCAATCTGAGCAAGAATATTATAATATATACACATCGCATGCTGCTGATGGATGGAACAATGTAGATAGTAAAAGAGATGCTACATTATCAGGTAGTAGTTGGTTAAGCTTATATGGTGATAATATAGATAAAGTACCTAGAGATGTTAGGGATGTAGATTCAACAAGGGAAGGTGTTTCTGGATCAAGAGTAAGATTATTCCCTAAAGTTGTTAGTGACGCTAATGGTCAATCAGTTCAACAATCTCAAAACGCTACTGACTTAATTGATGTTGTTAGTTTAGGTACTGCTAAAGATCAAAATTTATACTTCACAGATAATGATAATGCAGGTATTGGAGGTTACAATGTATTAGGCTTTGTTTATGGCGCAGATAAAAATCCTTTAATAGCGGAATTACCAAATTTAAAGCATTTAGGAACTTATGATGCTGGTGTTGAAAATAGGGCTGGTGTATTAGGTATTGTAGACGCCGCAACGACAGATTCTAACACTTTTGTTTTAACAACAAATGTAGAGGCGGTTATTGGAAATGCTGGAGATTTAGATGGTTGTAAAATTGTTGGTGGTAATATTAACACGCCAGATGGTGTTACTTTAACCGTAGCAAGTTACGCAGATACAAATAGAGTAGTTACAATGTCTAATAGTATTGAACAGTCATTAGCTAAGGGTGATAAAATATTTTTTACAAGATATAATGAAGGTTTAAGTGTTTACGAGACAGAACCATTTGAGTCAAAGTTAGATATTTACTATGAGACATCTACATGTGGTTTAATTAAAGACCTTAATGATAGAGTTGCAGAGGGTAACGTTGGACCTACTAACATAGCTATTAGCGATACAAGTTTAGAAGAAAATACTGCTAATAATGGTGCTGTAGGATCACTTACAGCAACAGGTGTTGGCGCGTTAAAAATAGGATCAGGAGAATTAACATCATCTATAACAACAAACACATCAGATGGTACTAACAACACTTATACTAATGCGACATTTACAACTAGTGGCGATGGTGTTGGTGGTGCTATAACCGTTGTTGTTGGTGGTAACGCGGTTACAGCTGTTACTGTTACAGCTGGTGGTACTGGTTATGAAGCTGGTGATACTATTACAGTAGCAACTAGCGTTATAGGTGGTAGCACAAATTTAGTTATAACGTTAGTAGCGGATGATTTAAATTCAACTTTTGATTGGGATTTAGTTTCTTTTAAAGATGGTTTAGGCGCTGATGTTAGTAGTAAAATTTCTGTAGCATCTAACGGAGCTGTTACTGTTTCTGGTTCTGGTGCTTTTGCTTTTGCTAATAACACACGTGACGCACATAAGCTAAAAGTTAAGTGTACTGAACTCAACACATACCAATCAACAAAAGAATTAACAGTTAATGTTGTAAATTCAGCACCAACTTGTACAGGTGTACCAGCTTCTAAAAATTTAGTATCAAACCCTTCTTCAGGTACTGTAATTTTAAATTGTAGCGCTACAAATGGTGCTAAGTTATCATCTGAAAGCACAACAGGCTTAACGCCTACATTTACTTTTGGAAGTTCATCGTTTAATGTTATGTTTGTTATATCTATATCAAACGGACAAATTACATTAAAAACATCTAGTCACTTTAGTGGTACAACATTTTTTGCTGGATCACCAACAGATAGAAGGGTTACTATAACAGTAACAGACGCACATGGATCAAGTGTTAATGGTAATCAACTTTGTCAAGTAAATGAGTTACAAAATAGAGTTTCAGGTAACTTAATACAAGCGTCTTATAATATATGTTCTACAAGTAACAGCGCTGCGACTTGGTACGTATCAAGAGGTACTAACTCAACAGACCCTCAGGTGTTAGGTGGTTGGGTACAATTAAGGCAAGGTGATGTTCTTTGGATAAATAACACAACAGAAACAGCATCAACTGGATTTTTTAGATTTGTTGATTATGGTAGTGGTAATAATAAATACGGCTATTCATCTGGAGCAAATGGATCAGGTGCAATACAAACTTGTTAAATATAAAATTATGGCAATAACATTAGAAATAGGATATTACAATACATTTATTTTATCAGGAGGCGCGTCTACTGGCGACTGGCACGTTGAAGAATCTAGAATTAAAGGTGGTTTTAACGATAAAACAGTAGACTTTGGTGTTAGAGCGTATGTTGTTGATGAAGAATATGAAACTAGAACAAGAGAAAATGGCTTAATACATTCTGGTATTTACAACTCAAAAACTAAAGTTAATAACACAAACCAATTTCCTATTGGTGATGATATAACAAGAGCTGTTGATATAGCTAATGGCTCTATACAAAAACTACACGCTGAAGATACTGATTTAATTATATTACAGGAAAATAAAGTTATGAAAGCAGCTATGGATAAAGATGTTATTTTTACAGCTGAAGGTCAACCAATATCTGCTTTAAGTAATGTTGTTATAGGTAATATAAGGCCTATATTAGGTAAATTTGGAATTAGTAAAAATCCTGAAAGTTTTGCTACATTTGGTGGAAGAAAGTATTTTACAGATAAAAATAGAGGTGTTGTTTTACGTTTATCACAAGATGGTTTAACGCCAATATCGCAATATGGTATGAAAGACTTTTTTAGAGATAACTTAGAAAAAGCAACTACTATATATGGTATGTATGATGAAGTAAAAGATGCTTACGTTTTATCAATGCAAGGCAGTAGTATTACTGGTGGTAAATCAACAGATAATAATGTTGCTATTGTTACGTCATCAGGTTACCTAACATTATCGTATTCAGAAAAATCAACAGGTTGGGTTAGTTTATTTTCTTATAAACCAACGTTTGGTACTAGCTTAAGTAATAAGTTTTATACATTTAATAAACATAATTTATTTAAACATTATGATCCATCAACGCAAAGAAATAATTTTTACAACTCTACATATAAAGATCCTTCTTATGTTGATGTGGTGATGAATGATCAACCAAGTGTAATTAAAAACTTTTTAACAATTAATTACGAGGGTTCGTCAGGTTGGTCTATGGAAAGTGCTAAGTCAAGATCAAGAGATAATAGCACGTCTGGTGCATCCTATACAGCAATTGCGGAAGAAGCATATAAAATTCCAAAAAAAGGCGTAACTATAAATGATGAGAGTTATTTATCTGTTAATGTAGGTTTTGACGAAAAAGAAAATAAATATTTTAAACAGTTAAATAACAAAAATATTAACATGTTTAATGATAATACATACTTTAGTTCAACGGGATTAAAGGGTGAGTATTTAGAAATTAATATGCAATATTGGGAACCTACCTTTATAAATAATGAAGCTAAAGCTGAGTTATTTGCGGTGTCCAATGAAACAAAACAATCATCAAATTAAAATTATAAACTATGGCGATACCATTAATAATAGGAGCAGCAGTTGCAGTCGGAGGTACGATCGCTGGTACAATTTCAGCTAGAAATAAAAGAAGAAAAGCTGAAGCATTAGCTAGTGATTATGAAGCGCAAATAAAGCAAAAAGAAGCAACTAGACAAGAAATTATAGATCCATCAGATCAGGTCAGAGACATGAGTTCTATGATCACAAATCCGTTTGCTAATCTTCAAGTTGCAACACAAGCAGCTGAAATGCAAGCAGAAGAAGCTGATATAGCTTTAGCTACTAGTTTAGATACATTAACGCAAACTGGAGCGGGAGCAGGTGGTGCTACAGCGTTAGCAATGGCTGCTTTAAGAAGTAAACAAGGTATTTCCGCTAGTATAGAGCAGCAAGAAGCACAAAACTCTAGACTAAGAGCTCAAGGACAACAGCAGATGCAAGGTATGATGATGCAAGAAGCTGCTAGAGTTCAAGGAGCAAGGATGCAAGGTGCTCAGTTTGTTTTTGGCGCACAAGAGCAAAGAGAAATACAACAATTAGACCGTTTAGCCGCTATGATGGGTAATCAACAACAAGCTGCTAATCAATACGGTATGGCACAACAACAAGCGTTAATGTCAGGTGTTGGCGCAGTAGCTGGAGGTTTAATGGGTGCGGGTACAGCTGAAATAACTGGAGAGTATGCTGTAAAAGCAGCGGCAGCTGGTAAATCTGGACCGTAAAAATAATTAAAATTAATATAAAATAAGTAACAATGGGAGAATATCAAAATCCAACATATAGAGGTATTAATGATCCAAGCGTGGGAACTAGAGCTTTTCACAGCAGTTTTGCTACTTGGTTTGATAAAATTTTTGGTGCAATGATGAATGCACAAAAAATGGCTCAAGCTCAACAAGCGCAACTTGCTAAACAGCGACAAGACTGGGCCAAGAAGTACGGTGATTTTAGAGGTAACTTATATAATAAAGTTATTCCAAATGCACATAAAGGGCTAACATCAGCTATAAATTTAGCTGTACCTAAAATTGCTACAGTAGCTAAAATTCAAGGATGGGGTGAGGACAAGTTAAAGGATGTTGAGGCTAGCTTTGGAAACCAAATAACACACTTAAATAGTTTAGCTGATAGCTTAGCTGGTAATAATGCTATTAAATGGGATGAGGTTGATATGTCTATTGAAGGAGCTCATGAGTTAAAAGCAATAATGGGTAATTTATCAACATTAAGTGATACTGAAATACAAGAAATATTTGGTATTGATTTTGCTGTAGATCCAACAAATCTTCCAGAGGGTGTTGGTTTACACTCTATATACAGTAAAGATCTTATTAATCCTATAAATGGTGAGGCCGTTAATTCTGACACTTGGTCTCAATGGATAGAAAACGTAAAAGCTGGAGAAAAAACTGGCTCAGGTAATTCTCAAGAAAAAACTATAGCAAGCGCCGTTAAGTTAATAGAAACTGATCAAAAAAATAGAGCAAGTTCATTATACGACGCTTTAAACCTAGATCCAAACATGAATTACGATATAGTTAATAAAGATCATTTATTAGAAACTCGTAATGACCTTAACAACTTGATAGATGATTGGGATGGTGAAGGTGGTGTTAATCATTATATATGGGCTAACGAGGGAGATAAAATATCAGATTTTGAAGAAGGTTATGAAGTTATATGGAACGGGAAGAGAGTAAAACTTAGTGAAGAAATGGCTAACATGATGAACTCACTAAACTACGGTGACGTGCAAAGAGCAATAACATTTCATGAAAATAAAGGTAGCGTATTAGATAAGAAGCTTGGAATAAACCCAGAAACATACGAGCAAGATAACGTTTCAGAGGTAGGTTTTACATTAGAATCAGCTGATTTTGATATGGCAGATTTTGTTTTAACGGCTCAAAAAAGTAAAATAGCAGATTATTTAATGGAACATAAAGTACAAACTTTAAATGTTAAACAAAGAAAACCTGTTACAATCAAAGAAAGTAAGAAATCTGTTTACGAGATTAAGTCAGATAATCAAAGTACGTTATATAATAACTACGAAAATGATTTAAGTGAACTTATGGAAGTATATACTGATCCAGATCGTTACACAGTTGATGATATTAAAGTACCATCTACAGGTCAAAATTTAACCACTTGGTTAATGAATAGAAGTATAAAAAGAGGTGGTGAAAATAGAGATATATTAGGTGCTACACTAGATAACGGTATATTAACAATAAAAGTTAAAGCTGGTATGCAACAAGGTACTATACAAACTAAGTCATGGACATATGATTTAACTGCAGATAATTATAGCGGATTTTACGAGTTAATTGGTGCAATTACTGGATCGCTTGATGATAAGCAGGTTCTTAATGAAAATCAAAGATACGATAGAATTAAATAACAATGGCAATAGATATTAGTAACAATAGAAAAAAGTTTATACAAGACTTATACGCCGAGAACAACATACAGCTTAGCGACATTGAGCTAGATGATATATTGGCAAGTGAGTCTGAACTGGAAAGAATAAATCCAGAAACGTATAACTTTACAAATTCTGTTACTAATAACCTTAATAAAAGAAAAAAAGAACAGCCCGTTGAAACACAAGCTTTAGAAGAAGTTGCTGTTGTTGGACAAAGAATAACAGAAACTATATCAGAAGAAGATTTTAAATTAGATGAAAAAAGCTTTGTAAAAAAAGCTAGAGAAGTATATCCAGAATTTACATTTAAGCAAGCTAGGTTTGGCACTAATGCAGTTAGGGTAATAAACCCAGAGGGAAACTCAACAGTAGTTAATTTAAACACATCCAAACTAACGTCAACTGGTGATCCAAACGCAATAAATCCAAACCCCATAGCATTTCAACAATTTGATAAGTTTATAAAAGAAGGCGAATCAATATCTAGAAGATCGAAAAAATCACACATATTTAATAAAACAGCTTTAACTAAAGATGAATATTATCGTTTAGAAAATCCTACTGGTATGGGTAGTAGTAAACCTAAACTAAAAGAAAAGGAATATACCAACCGTATGTTTCATTTAGTAGACAAGATAGAGGAGCTTACAACCAGTATAGTAACAAACCCAGGTAAATACATAACGGATTTACCAGAGGATATGAATATGTTTGACACCCAATGGTTGCAAGATGGTAACAACTTAGATATAGTACAGGAAGCTATATATGAATCAGTATTACGAAAAACATCTTTTTTAGGTGGTAAGTTAGATAGAGATTCTTTTAACAAGATAATGACAAGAAATAACTTGTTAAATAATGTAATAGATACACAGTCTTATAAAGAAAAAAGACAAAGACTTGAAACGATATTGTTAGAAGGGGAGATTGATGATGATAGATTAAACCTTGACACAAATGCTCAATTTAATAGACGTAACGATAGAGAAAAAACAAAGGTAGAGTTGGTATCTAAAATTAGAGAATTAGGCCAAGAGCTAAAAAATACAACATCAGCAGTAGAAAAAAATCAAATACTTGAAGAAATAAATAAACTAGAAAAAGAAATAACAAGAAATGCAACTGGATTACCTAGTTACTACGGTGGCATTACGCAAGTTAATAAAGATTTAGCATCTAAGTTTTATGACATGTACGACGATCCAGATGATGCAGATGATGTAATTAACCACGTAGGTGCTTTTTTACAAAGCTTAGATACGAATTTAACTGCTGTATACCAATCAAACGATACTGAAGGTATGTCTCGTTACAAAGGTTTAACTGAGCTAAGAAAAAACAAAATTGCTGAGTTTGATTATTTATTAAAATTAGGCAAAGAAAAAAATATTGAGATAGATTTTTCTTCTAATAAAATGTCAGAAATAACAAAGGCAAATGTTAAAAAATATTTATCTGACGAACAAATAAGCAATATAGAAGATGGTAAGCTCGTATTATCATATAGCGATATATATGGCATGAGAAATGATGTAAGCCATAGTGAATTAGAAACAGCAGTGAGTAAAGAAGATTACAACTGGATGGAATTACATAAATCTTCTATGCAAAAAAACTCTGGTGAAAGATATGTTTTATATGATTTAGCAGAGGTTAATAGAGATCCTGGTGAAATCAAAAAACCAAGTTTTATACCTAACTTTTTACAAACAGCTGTATCAGCTACACTGCAAGATATAGGTGGTTTAAATACTTACGAGGCAAATAGAATAGCAACGCTAGGTGAAGAAAATAGAACTGATGCTTTGTTACAAACTTTTTCAGGTTTAGTAGATGAATATAACGAGCTATATGGACCAGAATTTGGTAATATTGAATTAACTAAAAAACAAATAAAAAACTTAGAAAAAACTTTATCAGAAGAGATTGCTGAAGGTGCTGGTCACTTTTTACCTATTATATTAAAGTTACGTGCTATAGGAGCAGTAGTAAACCCAGCATTAACGATGACGGGAGTAGCTAATAGGTTAATGAAAATGACCTCAAGTAAAAGCTTGCAAACACGTTTAGAAGGTCATTTTGTAAATAGTATATTTGAAGAAGCTAAAATGAATGTAGCTGGTCTTGGTCTTGGTACTGGAACAATATTTTATGGTATGAATGTTGCTGGTGGAAAAATGAAACTTAATACCATGTGGGATCCTATATGGCAAAAAGTAGTTAAACAAGGTTTTACTGGTATGTCAGCGTCTGAGATGTCTACAATATTTGAAGAAGGTATATTAAATAAAAACAAAGATTTTAAAACTGTTTGGAATGAACTATACGGTGAGTATAGTGACTTTGAAAAAAGAATGTTAGTATCTGTTATTAACTTTAAAATGCTAGGTGCAACACATGTTAAACTAACTGATTTACCTTGGAATAGAACAATTGATGGTTTAGCAAACTTAAGAATAAAGCATGACAAAAACGCGTTTGATGTAATTAAGCAATATGAAAAAGATGTAGAGGAAGGAAAAATAAATCCTGAAGAAAAAACACTTGGCTTTGATAAAAAAGATCCAATGACTATGTCAGCGGCAGAGATGTTTCAATTAGGATTAGCTCCAGAAAAGTACCAAAGAAAATATAACGCTTACAAGTCAGCCGCAAAGGATGCTGAGCTGGCATATAACGAATCAACAAAAGCTTGGGATATAGATCCAGAAAATCCTAAATTTGAAAGTAATGTCAAGAAAAGATTAGTTGACCCATATAACAAAGCGCTACGTGAAGTTCTTGGTGAAAAATTTGAAGACATTAAAATAGAATATACAGAAAACCCACAAAGTCTTGGTAGTGGTAATGTGGCTGAATACAACTCTAAAACAAACACAATAACAGTTCTTAAAAATAAATTTAATGCTGAGTTATTTAATCATGAAATAACCCACGCTATGTTAAGTAATTACTTTAAAGTTAATCCTGAGTTTCAGCTTAACTTTAGTAGGTCGTTAGCTCTTAAATTAAGAAAACTCAACTTTAAATTTAAAGATAAAGATGGAAACACAAAAACTGTAAAACAATTTATTAAAGAAAATTATGGCAGTAAAGATGGTAAGTTTCTTGATTTGCGTACTAACGAGGCTAAGATAACTTTTAATAATGAGTTTTTAAGTTATGCAATGCAGCTGTTAACTAAACCTGAAGTACGTAAGCAAGCTGGTGTACTGCAAGGTATGGAACAGATATTTGCTGATCTAGGCAAAACACTAGGCATGAAGGGAAATACCAACTCAACGGTAAACTTAATTAATGCTATGGCTAGATTAAGTAAAAATACTTTTCTTGGTAACGTGGAGAGTAGTAACATACAAGACGTTGTTAATTTATTAAAAACTACTGGTACTATTATTAATAGCACAGGTAAGGGTACTATGCCTGAAAGCTTTAACATGAAAACCCCAACAACAGAAATAAACGACTTTTTGAATAATCAATTTAGAGAAGTTGATTGGAAAAACATGTCTAAAGAACAAAAGGTAGAATTTGGTGAGGTAGCGGGTATGTATTATGAACCTGTTGTAAAAGCTATGTTAAAAAATCGTTATCCAGATTTAACACAAACGCAAATTGAAAATATATCAGCGGAGTTTATGGGTTCTAAATCAGGAGGTTTTGCTAAATTAGTAGCATCATTTGATCCTGCTAAATATCCAGACTCAACATTAAGTGGTTTCATACATAACAGAGCAGGTGGTGTAGAAATTAGATTAAGAAAATTTGTAAAAAACGAAACAAAAGATCTTAAAATCCTTGATGATGCAGCTTTTGGCGAAGGAAAAACGTCAGTTGTTGAACAAATCTCGGGAACAGCGGGTAATGTTGGTAAAATAGAAACAAAATCAAATAAAGTTGACCCTAGAATAATTATAGATCCAAAGGATGTAATAAAAATTGAAGATATTGTTAAAGATAAAAAAATTACATATAGAGATCCTAAAGGTATGGAAAAGGATCTTAGCTCTATTACAGTAGAGTTTGCTAATAAAGTGTTTAGCGTAACAGCTAAAGGTAAAAACGCTTACACGCAAGCAGATGTTAATAACGTTATAGCTAAACTTAACGAGAAGGTAGAACACAATGGTAAAAAAATTACTGTTGCTGAATTAATTTTCAATGGCATGTCCCCAAGTAATGTTAATCCTCTCACAGGTAAAGCAATGGGTGTTGCTGAAATCATGCAAAGATACTTAATGAGTGATGTTATTGCTAGAGCATCAGCTACTGGAGGTAGATCAGGACAGGGCACAGGCGCTAAAACAATGAAAACTTGGGAAGAAGTAGGTGGTATAGAAGGTATAAACAAAATATTTGAACAATTAAAATCAGAGGGTAAAAGAGGTGAAAAAGCATTTGCTAGGGGATGGGTAGAGATGTATAACAGGTTATTAGGTAATACAGTAGTTAGAAGAAAAGCTAAACTAGAAGAAGTTGAATCAGAGGTATTAGAGCAAATGGCAGGTGGTTATATTAATTTAGCTGCTAAAGATATATCAACAATTTGGGGTAAAGTATCAGGTATGAATGAATCTAAAGTTCTTGGTTATATAACTGAATATAGTAAGGATCAAGATAAATTTAGAAATAAACACTCGCAAGAAATAGTAGATATGGTTGAGGGTATAGTTCAAGCTACAGCTTATAATAAGTTTATGTCAGGTAGAACAGGCGCTGCTCATTATGATTTAAGCAAAATTGAATACAAAGATGTTACGTTGAAAAATGGAACAACAATTAAAAGTACAGATATAGAAAACGCATCTAATAATGTTTCATATGTAACTAGAACCCTAACCCGTGATGGTAAAAAAGTTTTTGAAGTTGATGTAGATAAAGTCACGGAATATATAGAGATGTCTAAGGAGATAGTAAAGTATCTTCCAAAAGGAATGCCAGTAGGTATGATAGACGGTTTGTTAGGACTACACCTTAGAACAACAGGTCTTAATAAACATAAAAAAGGTGATAGTTTTAATCAACTTATATCATCAAAAACCGGAAAAAACTTTACTAAGATAGAAGACTTTATGAACCCAACTGGCGTTTATAATAATATAGGTAAAAACAGCACGTTAGAGTTTTCAAAGAAAGATTTAAAAAGCTTAAACTCGTTAACAAAAGCTTACAAAGACGCTTTAAAGTTAAGAGAAGAAGGTAAAAATGAAGAAGCAGATTTATTATTAGAATCTAAATTTTCAGAGTTAAACGAAAACCTTAAAAGAGATATATATTACTATTGGAACAAATCAAAACAAGAGTGGTTAGAATCAGCTACAACTAAAAAAGAATACTTAAGAAGAGCGCAGCATATCATGACCATGGGTAAAGTTCAAGATAATGTTAGGATGGGTGAAAGAGCATTAGTACCTATATCAGCTGTGTATTTACCAGGTGGACCAACACGAACGGTTAAATTAGAGCACGTAGAATCAATGGTAGAAAGATCATTAGAAACATCGAAAGCAATTATAGAGGGTAGATTTATAAGTGAGGGTAGAAAGTTAATAGGAACATTCAAAGGTGTATTAGGAGAAGCTGAAACGTTTGATATAGTAGATTTAGTTGGTGGTAGAACTAACGTGAGTGGTATGGCAAGATTTACAGCTGAAATGGAAAAGCTAAAAGACTACTATATGGTTGGTGAAAAAGGTATAGAAAACACAACCTTGTATGATAAGTTAATGCTTGAAACAGCTCAAAGTTTAAATAAAAATATTAAAGACTTAAATCTACCTTACCTTAAAGATGTACTGTATAGATACGCAGCATCAAAATCAGAATCAGATAAAATAATATTAGAAAAAGCTATTAAAGCTAATAAAGAAGGTAAAAAATGGGCAGCAGCACATGCATCTCATGTTAAAGCTGTAATTAAAGCTGGATTGAGAGCTGATCCAAACATGAGCACATCACAACTAGCAGAGTTATTAAACCTTAAAGTAGAAGCAGCACAAATATACTTAAATCCTAATGCAAAAAGAAGTGGAGCTAGTGTGTATGATTTAGATAGAACTTTATATGAGGGTGTTGAAAAGGTACTTGTTACTATGCCTAATGGTAAAAAAATACGACTAAATTCAGAGGAGTTTGCTTTAGAGTATGAAAAATTAAAAAAAGAAGGTGGAGAGTTTGATTATTCACAGTTTGATAAAATACTAGGCAATAAAAAAGGACCTTTATTTAAACACTTACTTCAACAGCAAGAACAACATGGTAATAAGCACTTATATGTCTTAACAGCCAGAGCGCCCGGTGCTACACTAGCAATAAGAGATTGGTTAAAACGTAATGGTGTTGATATGCCAGTTGAAAATATAGTAACATTACAAGATGGTAGAGCTGAAGCAAAAGCTAATTGGTTTATTGGTAAAATAGTAGAAAAAGGATATAATGATATGTTTTTTACTGATGATATTAAAAGCAACGTTAATGCTGTTGGTAAGGTATTAGATAAGCTTGGTATAAATTCAAAACTTCAAGAAGCAAATATTCAAGCTGCGAAAGATTTAAGTGCTGACTTTAACTTAATGCTAGAGGAAACAACTGGTGTTGAAGCATTTAAAAAATTCTCACCAGCTACAGCAAGAAAAAAGGGTAAGGATATAGGTAAGTGGAGATGGTGGTTACCTCCTGGAGCGCAACACTTCTTAACTTTAAATTATAAATTTTTTGGAAAAGGTAAAAAAGGTGATCAACATAGAGAATGGTTTGATAAAGTATTAGCTGAACCTTATGCTAAAGCACAGTATCAATTAAATATAGAAAGAACTAGATTAAGAAGTGATTACAAAGAGCTATTAAAAACGTATGATAAAATACCAGAGTTATTAAAAGAAAATACTAATTATAATGATTATACATATGAGCACGCTGCTAGAGTTTATCTTTGGGATAAAATAGGTATTGATATGACAAAACACGGTTTAACTAAAACAGATAGAACTAAACTAATAAGTTTTGTTAATAAAAATCCAGAACTAAAAGCATTTGCAGATCAAATCTCTATTATAACATCCACAAAAGAAGGTTATATAAAACCAGGTAAAAACTGGGTTGAAAGTAATATAGCTGAGGATCTTAGAGGCGTAGGTCATACTATGTATAGAAAAGAGTTATTTAAAACTTGGGTAGAAAATAAAAACGCAATATTTACTGAAGAAAATCTAAATAAAATTGAAGCTATTTATGGTACAAGATATAGAGAATCACTAGAAGATATACTATATAGAATGGAACATGATACAAGTAGAAATATAGGTAAAGGTGATAGGGATGTAACAGCTGCGGATAAATGGGTTGCAGGTGCAACGGCTACGGTTATGTTTTTAAATAGAAGATCAGCGTTAACACAAACAGTATCAACATTTAATTTTATTGAAGCGCTTGGTAAACCAAATGACGCATTGGGAGCTATAAACGCTTTTGCTGGAAACCCTAAGCAATTTTGGAAAGATTTTGCTTACATATTTAATTCGCCTATGTTAAAGCAAAGAAGGTTAGGTAATAAATTAGATATTAATTATGCTGAGCTTGCTAATATGTCTAAAAATAAAAAAGATCCTATAACAGCAGCTGGATCTTGGTTGTTAAATAAAGGTTTTATACTTACAAAAGGAGCTGACAGCTTTGCTATTGCTATGGGTGGAGCTTCATATTATAGAAATTATGTTAATCACTTTTTAAAGCAAGGGTTATCAAAAAAACAGGCGGAAGAAAAAGCATTTATAAAATTCCAAGAGGCATCTGATATAGCACAGCAATCAACTAGACCTGATATAATATCAAAACAACAAGCTAGTGGTATTGGTAGATATGTACTAAACTTTCAAAATGTTTCATTACAGAATAACAATAACATGTACAGAGCTATACTTGACTTAGCTAATAAAAGAGGTGATACACAAACTAATATAAATAAAATTATATACTACGGGCTTGTACAAAATGTTATGTTCTTAGGTTTACAGCAAGCTGCTTTTACAGCGTATTATGATCCTGATGACAAAGAGATAACAGAAAAATCGTTAAGAATAGGTAATGGTATGATGGATATACTGTTAAGAGGTAGTGGTCTAACTGGTGCTGTAGTTTCTACTCTTAAAAATACACTCATAGAATACGTTGAACAAACACAAAAAGGTTATAAAGCGGACCAAGCTAAAGTATTAATAGAAGCATTAAACTTCTCTCCACCAATAGGTAGTAAATCAAGAAAGTTTTATAGTGCTTTACAAGAAGATAAATTTAATAAAGAATCAACTTTCAAACCACCTTTACTAGCGGCTGAAGCTGTAACAAACATACCTTTTCATGAGTTTTATGAAATGGCAGAAGACGGAGCTATGTTAACCCAACAGCAGGTGGAAAACTGGCAGAAGCTAGCTATAATATTAGGTTATAGACCTTGGCAGGTTGGTATTGAGGATCCAAAGGATACTAAAAAGAAGAAAAATATTCCAACTGAAATAAAAATTGGTGATGCAAAAATGGAGGATATTAAGATAAATTAATTTTAAAACGAGTGATAATAAAGTATGGCAGCAAATAAAAATCAAACAACTAAAGAAATACTAAGGATAGTAGAATATCAGATAGAGCAAATATTTACTGAGGTTGAAAAAATCAAAGAAGATAATAGGTCTGCCCACGACGAAGTAAAGGATGATCTTCGTTTTATCAAAAACAACCTCTTTGATCCAAAAGAAGGTATATGGACAGAGGTAAAAGACAATTCAAATTTTAGAAAGGAAACAACTAAATGGAGAAATGCTTTTGGGCTAGGATTTTTTAGTTTAATAGCAAAACACGTTTGGGATTTTATAAAAGGAACACAATGAAACAATTACTAACGCTATTATTTTTAGTCATTAGTTTTAATACTAATGCACAATTTTTTAAAAAAATATTTAAATATTCAACGATATATACATCGGGGAATATTTCCATGCCTTTGATAGAGGATAGAAAAGAATTTTATGTAACACAAGAGGGTGAGGTAAGAGACATTACAAAAGAACCTAAGTTTGATTATCGTTATTCTGTTGGTTGGAGAAAGCTTGCTAGGTTTGATTACGAGAACAGACAAAACGAGTTTTATGATGGATCAGAAAAACAAGTTACTTTATCAGCTGGTGTAGGTAATGTAGATAACTGGGAGTGGTTATTTAATTATGACTGGGCTAGAAGAATGGGCCATGAGTTTAATAATCAAAGGTATTTCTTAAGATATTTAGGACCTTGGTATATAATTAAAGGAGAGGTAAGAGAAGAAGGTGCAATTAATTTTAATTATTCTGCAGCTGACGTTAGGGTTAGAGCTAAGCTAGGAGAAAAACTAAATTTATCAATGGGTGTGATTTATAGAACTTCTGATAAAGTTTTTGGTCTTAATCCTATAGAAGAGTATTTAGCTCCAGATAGTGTTAACTGGTGGGATCTAGCGCGTGATTATGAATATAGTGATTATGGATACTGGGTTGCTGGTGATGAAACAAAAGAATTTGACTGGTATTGGGAAGATGCTGATGGAAACAGGGTTGCTGATACAGACGGTGAATTTAGAAGATATATATATAAAAACCTAGTAAATAATTATAATAGAGAAATATTTTCTGAAATAGGTAGAATGGGTTATTTATCAGCTGTTATAGGATATGACTTTTATCACTACACTGATAACTTTTGGTTTCATAATTATTTAAGTGTAATGCCTTTTCATGGTCAAGTATCTGGTGATAAAGATTTTGGATACGAACAGTATTACCAACAAGATGGTGGTAAAAATTGGACAGACTACCAAGCTGGTTTAGTAATAGGATTAAAAATAAAAAGATGGTTTGGTTTATTTGCAGAGGGTGAATATTCTAAATTATGGGATAAGAAAATTTACAACGCAAAAGTAGGATTTAACGTAAACTTTAGATAATGGCAAAGGATTTAACAAAAATAGGTGAGGATACAGAAGTAGGTCTTGATATAGATGGTGATGGTAAGCCTGATTTTAAGATCAACTTACGCGCGATTGGTGGTTTAATAGCCGCGATTGTAGCTGGAACTATGTTTTATTATCAAATAATGGAAGAAATACAACTGGCTAAAGAATTACCTAAAGTGGGTACTGGTACATATATTATAGACCAAGGCGATCCACAAGCGTTAAATACATACCCACCAACAAGAGTTGAATTTAACATGAAAGATCAAATGAGTAGAATGACATTGGATCAACTTGTTAAAAAAGTAGAAGAAATGGAAGAAGATATACAAGAAATTAAAATTGAATTAGCAAAAAAGAAAGATAGATGAAAATAAAAAAAGGAATTGTATTTAAAGCGTGCACAGCTATTTTAGGACTTATATTCCTAATGGTAACAAGCGCTAAATCACAAGACTTTTTACATGAAGATGATTACGATAAAAAAACCAAACAAGGTATCGTGTTAGTGGAATTTTGGGCTAGCTTTAATTCTGTAAATGAAGTTAATCTAAAAAAAATATATGATTGTAAAAAGTATAGGGTTGATATGTCTCAAGACCCGAGTTTGATGGCTAAACATAATGTTATGGCTGTACCAACCGTTGTTATATATCATAACGGTAAAGAAGTAAAGAGATTTTTACCAGGATTAATGTTAAAGTTAGATGTTGAA